ACAAACGCCAACACTCCTTCCACAGCCGCTGACTTGAACGAGACTTCTCTTGAGAATGCCGTCATTCAGATCGCCGCATGGACAGACGAGCGTGGTCTTTTGATCGCCGCCAAGCCCAAGAAGTTGATTGTTCCTCCAGCACTACAGTTCGTTGCAACCCGTTTGCTCGACACTAAATTGCGTGTGGGTACAAACAACAATGACATTAATGCTATCGAGAACAATGGTTCAATCCCCGAGGGTTACACCATTAATCACTTCTTGACCGCAACTAATGCATGGTTCTTGACTACTGACGTACCAAACGGTCTAAAGCATTTTGTAAGAACACCCTTGCAGAATTCAATGGACGGGGATTTCGATACAGGGAACGTAAGATACAAGGCTCGTGAGCGCTACAGCTTTGGCTGGAGCGATCCATTGGGAATCTATGGTTCTTACTAATTAAATCAAGCACTTAGCTAGATTGGAAGGGACTCTTGTAGTCCCTTTTCTTTTGTTGTATAATTACTAGTATCGTATAACAGGAGTATGATATGGAGTATCCAGATAACAGAGCTGAGGCAAAACGTATAGGGGCAACGCATTACTTCACAGGAGTAGCGTGTATTCGTGGGCATATTGCTTTACGCAAGACCAAGGGATCGTGTGTAGAGTGTATGAAAGAGGACTGGGTAATTGATAATGAAAAGCGCAAGGAGAAGCCAAAGTCTGAAGCCGCCAAAGAAGCTGGGCGTAGGTATTACGAGCGCAATAAAGAACTGGTAAAAGCCAGAGCAAATGCAAGACCAAAGGAAGAAGTCTATAGCTATAAGAAAAAATACAAAGAAGAAAATACAGAGTTATACAAAGCCCTCACTAGCGTTCGTAAGCGCAGACACCGCAAAGCTACGCCCAAGTGGATTACGCCAGAACAAAAACTGGCTATGAGAAACCTATATTTAAAAGCGCAAGAGTTGTCTAAGATAGCTGGTCAGCGCTATGTAGTTGATCATATTATCCCACTGCAGTCGACTGCAGTATGCGGACTGCATGTGCCATGGAACTTGCGTGTTATCACCCAAGAAGAGAATTTAAAAAAGTCAAACAAACTTATTGACACCGTGCGTATATAGTGTATATTTAAGTTTGTCTGGGATTTTTTCTCTTGTTGCCACTGGCCCAGCAGACGATGCAACGATTAACAAGAGACTTTTGCATAAGGAATTATCATGGGACGCAGTACCTTCGAAGGCCCGATCATATCTGGCGACAACCGTTTTGGCCCTATCCGTGACATCGGATACACAGATTTAGTTCAAACAGCACTGTTGGACTTTTCAGTTACAACACCTAACACCGCAAACTATGGTGGTGGCTCTGGAGTGTTTGTAGCTTCTAACAACATCCCAAATAGTGTTGCAACTATTTACACACCACAGTCAGGCGCATTCAGCAGCACAGGCCCAACAAAGGCTTCTGCTCCTACAGCCGACACATCAGGAACCATCTATCGTGGCGTAGTATTCTATTTGCCCTATAGCTGTAACATTACTGATGTGATCGTTGACGTTGGCACATTGCCTACAGATGGTAGCGTAACAGCTAACTCAATTCAGCCTTATGTTTCAAACAACTTTGCTACAAGCTCAGGCGTGTATGCAACAATGGCTGCAATCACATCAGCAACTCGTGGTACAGCTACTTTTGTTGGTTCACAGTTGGGTTACTCTTCTGGTACATTGCAAGACTTCCAAAACCCACAAGTTGGTACTCAGCCCACATGGTTCTCTCAAGTCGTTGTGACTTTAAAGATTACCAATACAAGCTTGACTACACCCACATCAGGTCAGATTGAAGTAACTTTGCGTTACTACCAACTTGACATGAACATTGGTAACTCTACAACTTACCCATACGGTAACTTCGATTAATCTTCTGGGGGCTTCGGCCCCCGTCTTTAAACATTAAGGAGATTATTCATGGCACAGACCAATGTACCAGTTACAAACAATGCGGTAAATTCGATTACTCGCCAGAGCAAAACTGAACCATTTGATTTGCAAGTGGCTCGTGGTCAGGTTTATGGGCACAGTGTCCTAAACATTTATGGCTACCAAGCAGCGGTAGGAACATCATTTGTGCCTGTGTGGGAAGGCAATACCACTTACACTTTTCCCTCTTCTGCAATCCAAATGCACATTGCTAGTTCTGTTAATACTGGCGATGATAAGACGGCTACTTCTGTTCTTATCAGTGGGTTGGATGCAAGCTACAACCAAATTTCGGAAACTATAAAGTTGAACGGTACAACCGCTGTAACTACAGTGAAATATTATTTCCGTATCAACAGCATGGCAGTAACGGCCGGTGCACCTACAGGAAACATCACGCTAAAAGATACAACTGACACTACGTTGTATGCAGAAATTTTAGCTGGCAATGGCCGCACTTTGATGGGCATCTATACCGTACCTGCGGGTTATACGTTTTATTTAAGCCGTATTGACATTAATACAAGCTTGAACGCTAACCCTGCTGGTTACGCAACGTATCAAAACTATCAAACTACTAACACTGGTGTATCCACTGTTACGATCATTGCTCCGTTTACAAACAACTACCATACGCAAAGGGTTATGCCCAGAGCAGTGGCGGAGAAAACAGATATCCAATTGCAGGCAAAAGCCAGCACTGGCACTGCGGCCTTAACGGTTTCGCAAGAAGGTTATTTGATTAAGAACAATGCTGATGCTGGAAGCACATAATGAGCACCCCCGCATGGCAACGCAAGGAAGGGAAGAATCCGAATGGCGGGCTAAACGCCAAAGGAAGAGCGTCAGCCGCGAGGGAGGGGATGCATTTAAAGCCTCCTCAACCCGAGGGCGGATCAAGGAAGAAGTCCTTTTGTGCGCGAATGACTGGAATGAAGCAAAAGCTAACCTCTACCAAGACAGCCAACGATCCAAACAGCAGGATTAACAAAAGCCTACGGGCTTGGCATTGTGCAGATGGATGTGCTATTAAAGGACATACTAAGGGAAGGATGGTTTGATATGGCAACATATAATGATGATATTGAAACAGCAAACAAACAAAAGCAAACCAATGCTGATGTTGCTGAAGTTAAAAAATACTTGTATTACGATAAAGATCAAAATCCTGATACTGATAGTCCAAAAGTATGGATTCGATCACAAGGCCCTATTTTTGCAAAAAATCGCTTAGATGAGCGTGGAGTTGATACGCAAAGTTTAATTACTGGTAAAGCTAGCGCCAACGAAGGCTATAAAAAAGGCGGAAAAGTTAAATCTAAGGCATCTAAACGTGCTGATGGATGTTGTGAAAAAGGTCACACTAAAGGCCGGGTAATTTAAAATGCCTAGTCATAGCAAGAAGCAACATGATTTTATGGAAGCAATTGCCCATAACAAGGCGTTTGCAAAGAAGGTAGGGGTTCCACAAAAAGTGGGACAAGATTTTAGCAACGCCGATAAAGGCAAACATTTTTCAAAGGGTGGAGATATGAAGCACGAGAAACATCACGAAAAGAAAATGGCTATGGGCGGAATGTCTCCCAAGGCCGCAGCTCTAATGGGCGCTATGGCTGCTAGACGCAGACCAGCAGCTGCTATGGCTGCACCAGCTATGGCTCCTGGCATGGCACCTGGTATGAAGCATGGCGGTAAAGCTGCTCACCACGAAGGTCATGAGCACCACATGAAGATGGCTCATCACCATCTCAAGATGGCTATGAAGGCCGGTGGTAAGACTATGGAAAAAGGCGAACCCCATTCCAAAGATATGGGAGAGAAAGCTCTTAAGCACGGTGGTAAAACCACTAAGCATCACTATGCCAAGGGCGGTGATGTACGCATGGAGCCATCTAAGATGGAAAAGGGCGGAGACTTAAAAAAAGGTAATCGTCCCCATGGCGAGCACGCTATCCAAGAAAAAGGTCACACCCGTGCCATGATGCCCAAGATGAAGGGTAACGACATTGGTACTGGTCCTTTAGTCAACGTTAAAAAACGTGGCGGCAAAATCTGCTAAGGAGTAAATTATGAAATCACATCACGAAGTACCTGCTCATCCCCATGGCCATGATATCCATCATGAGCACAAGCACATGGTTCACCATTTGAAAGAGCATGAGGCTGGTGGACATGTTCATCACCATCATCACTATGGCGAGCACGCAGCTGGTCACCATAAGCACCATGAAGTTGTTGAGCATTTGCATAAGCATCAAAAGCACATGGCTCATGGTGGTCATGTTGGTAAACACCACAAAGGCTGATCATGGCTACGAAGTGGATCCAAAAGGCTATATCAAAACCTGGCGCACTTCATAAGCAATTAGGTGTGCCAGAGGGCAAAAAGATTCCTGCTAAGAAATTGGCTAAAGCAGCTAAAGCTCCAGGTAAACTGGGTCAACGGGCACGCCTTGCTAAGACATTAAAAGGGATGAAATAATGTTAGCAAGCCGTGGCATGGGAGATATTAACCCATCGAAAATGCCTGGTAGAAAGACAATACATCGCAAGGACAAACCCCAAGATGTATCTCTTTACAAAAAGGGCGGAGAAGTTTGGGATCAGCCTAGACCCAAAGGTTTAGGTAAGCCCAAGAAGCTAAGCCCAGCTAAAAAGGCTGCAGCTAAGAAGGCTGCTAAAGCGGCGGGTAGGCCATGGCCCAACTTGATCGATAACATGAGAATGGCTAAATGAGTAATTTAACGACTGGCACAACATCCTTTGACCTAGACTTCACCGAGTTGGCTGAAGAGGCTTGGGAGCGTGCTGGTCGTGAAATGCGCTCTGGTTATGACTTGCGTACTGCTCGCAGGTCAATGAACCTAATGACCATAGAGTGGCAGAATCGTGGTATCAACATGTGGACAATTGAGCAGGGTTCTTTTACTCTGACTCAAGGTTTAAACACCTATCCACTGCCTTTGGATACCATTGATTTGTTGGATCATGTTATTCGTACGAACGCCAACTCAACCAGCAATCAAGCTGACTTGACCATTACTCGCATTAGTGTTTCTACCTATGCAACTATTCCAAACAAGTTAACTCAAGCAAGGCCGATTCAAGTATGGGTACAGAGGCTTTCGGGTGAAACAAACCCTTTGTATGATCAATCTGGTAATGCGGTCACATTGACCAATAACATTGGCGCTACAGATACCACCATCACGATCAGCTCTACGGTGAACCTAGCTGCTCAAGGCTACATCACCATAGACAGCGAAACAATCTATTACCAGTATATTTCTGGTAACACACTTTCCAACTGCAGTCGTGGACAGAACAACACCATTGCAGCTGCACACACATCGACAGCGCCCATCTATGTGGCTCAATTGCCGGCTGTAACGGTATGGCCAACACCAGATGGATCAACGACCTATACATTTGTTTATTGGCGTTTACGGCGCGTCCAAGATGCTGGTTCAGGGGCAAGTACCCAGGATATGAATTTTCGCTTCCTGCCTGCTATTGCTGCAGGATTAGCGTACCAAATTGCAATGAAAGTTCCTGAGCTGATGCCCAGGATTCAAATGTTAAAACAAGCTTATGATGAGCAATTTGATTTAGCAGCTGGTGAAGACCGTGAAAAGGCCGCTATCAGGTTTGTTCCTCGTCAGCAGTTTATTGGATCAGGTAGTCCATAGTGGGTAATCGTTTTACTTCCGGTAAACATTCGATTGCCGAGTGTGATCGATGTGGACAAAGGTACAAGCTAAAACAGTTGAAGTTTGAAGTCATAAAGACTAAACTATATCAACTTAAAGTTTGTCCTGAGTGTTGGGATCCAGATCATCCGCAGCTTCAATTGGGTATGTATCCAGTTGATGACCCGCAAGCGGTTAGGCAGCCAAGGCCAGATTTGAGTTATGACGCATCTGGTTTAGATTCATTAGGATTTCCTTCTGGTGGATCAAGGGATATTCAGTGGGGATGGAATCCAGTTGGTGGAGCTTCTGCGAGTGATGCAGGATTAACACCAAACTATTTGGTAGCAACAACATCGGTTGGAACGGTAACAATTACAGGGAGTTAATTATGGCCAAGCATGACGATATTAAAGAAGACAAAAAGCTAATTAAAAAAGCTTTTGCTATGCACGATAAACAGTTGCACGAGAACAAGAAAACCAATTTAAGCAAGCTTAAAAAAGGTGGCATTGCTGGTGTATCTGGTGATTCAATGAAAGCCATGGGTCGTAATATGGCTCGTGCTATGAACCAACGTGGAAGGGGTGGATAATGGCTACTCAAATGAAACCCACGACTAAGAATAGTCCTGCCGTTAAAGTTGGCAAGGGAAAGTACAACGGCCCTGCAGATGAGTACGCAGCTCCTCACCACATGAATGGTAAGAAGTTTGGTGCTGAAGCCATTGAGCAAAATCCTGATAATCCAGATATTGGCATGGCAGTGAAGATGCCTACTCGCCACAATTGGACTCCATTGAATGGTGGAGTATCTATTGGCAACATGGACGAGGTCAAAACATCTGGTGAAAAGATGCGTGGTACTGGCGCTGCTGAGCGTGGCGTAATGTCTAGAGGGCCGATGGCATAATGTATTACTCTGATTTAGTTACTTCAGTTCAGGACACTATCGAGAATACGTTCCCGACAGTGGATATGAACCGCTTCATTGAGCAAGTGGAGCAGCGCATCTATAACACGGTGCAGCTGCCTTCATTGCGTAAGAATGTCACAGGTACACTAACATCAGGTAATCAATATTTGTCTTGCCCTGCTGACTTATTGTCTGTTTATTCATTGGCTATTTATCCAACCAATGGGTATCCTGCTCCACCTGGTGGTACGAACAGTTATTTGTATTTGCTAAATAAAGATGTTAACTTTATTCGTGAAGCTTATCCAAATACGGCGGTAACAGGTCAGCCAAAGCACTATGCTATTTTCGGTCCACAATCTAGCAATGAAGCTTACTTGTCTTTTATTATTGGCCCAACTCCCAATCAGAATTACAACGCTGAGCTCCATTACTACTACTATCCAACATCGATTATTCAAGCAGCCTTGAATACTGTAACCATTTCTGTTGCTGGTTCTGGATATACCAATGGCACTTATTACAATGTTTCTCTTACTGGCGGGACTGGCAATAGCGCTACTGCTACTATTATTGTTAGCGGCGGCGTGGTCACTTCTGTAACTTTGATTAATAAAGGTTGCTATTACGCAGTAGGTGATCAATTGTCAGCCACGCTGGGTAGCACAGGATCAGGATTCACATTGACTGTTGCTTCGATTAACAACGTTAATGGCGAGACATGGGTTGGTGATAACTTTGATTCAGCTCTTCTGAATGGTGTATTGGTTGAAGCTGGTCGTTACATCAAGGCCGAGCCAGATATGATTGCCATGTACAAAGATTTATATACGCAGTCGATTGCACTCCTCAAGAACTTGGGAGATGGCAAGCTTCGTATGGATGCTTATCGTGATGGCCAGGTTAGGATACCAGTCTCATGAGCATAGTACAAACACAGACCACTTCGTTTAAGGCGGAGCTCTATCAAGGGATTCACAATCTTTTGACAGACAATCTGTACTTTGCGCTTTACACTGGGAATGCCAGTATCAATGCAGCGACTACAGTTTATTCAAGTGTCAATGAGGTGGTTGCAACAGGCTATACCGCAGGTGGACAGTTGGTCACAGGCGCTACTGTAAACGTTTACGGTTACACGGCATATGTTAATTTTAACAATGTTGTATGGGCTAACTCAAACATCACGGCTCGATGCGCTTTGCTCTATAACGCTAGTAAAGCCAATCGGTCTATTTGTGTCTTAGACTTTGGTTCAGATAAATCGCAAGTTAATTTCACCATTACAATGCCCGCAAACACTTACACAACGGCGCTAATCCGCAGTTCAAACTAGGAGCTATCATGCAAAATGAAAACATTAAACCTACGGAGGCAGCGGCAGTAGCTGTTTCGTCTAACTCGTCTATCTCTGAAGATACGAGCGTCACAGGCAACTATACAGTCACATGTACGGCTGCTGATGGAACTATTCGTTGGCAAGATACATTCAAGAATCTAGTGGTCAATGGGGGTAAAACCGACCTGTTGAACAAATATTTTGCAGGCACTTCTTATACTGCGGCTTGGTATCTTGGCTTAGTGGATGGCGCTTCTAGCCCCACCTATAACGCTGCTGATACGATGGCTTCTCACTCGGGATGGACAGAAAATGTTGGCTATTCTCAATCGACTCGTCCTGCTGCTGCTTTTGGGGCCGCTAGCGCTTCTGGGGGTGGGGCTGGCTCTGCTGGCACTGGCACTATTTCTACCTCTGCTACAGCATTTACTATTAACGCTACAGGAACTATTGCGGGTGCGTTCTTAACCACA